AATTTAGACTGGAAACCAATACCTATTATACCTAAATTTGTAGATATAGTAGTAAACGGTATATCAGAAAGAACATTTGATATAAAAGCTTATTCTCAAGATCCTTTCGGTGTTAGTAAACGTACTAAATACATGGAAAAGATAATAGCTGACATGAAAACAAGAGAGCTTAATGAATTTGCTCAAGAAGCTTTTGGTGTTAGTTTATCATCAACACCACCAGAAAAACTACCTGATTCAGAAGAAGAACTAGCTTTACACATGCAACTTAGTTATAAGCAAGGTGTTGAGTTAGCTGAAGAGCAAGCTTTAAACACTTTGTTAAATGGTAATAATTATGAGCTAATAAGAAAAAGAGTTAATTATGATTTAACCGTATTGGGTATCGGTTGTGTTAAAAATAGTTTTACAAAATCAGAAGGAGTTAAAATTGATTATGTAGATCCTGCTAACATAGTTTATTCTTACACTGAAGATCCGTATTTTCAAGATGTATATTATGTAGGTGAAATTAAAACAGTACCTATTAACGAATTAATAAAACAATTTCCTAATCTTAGTGAAAATGATTTACAAGAAATGAGTAAACAAGGCCATCAATCTACTGGTTTCTACAATAGATCAATGGCTGAATCAACAAACATAGATAAAAACCAAGTTCAAATTTTGTATTTCAATTACAAGACATACATGAACGAGGTTTACAAAGTAAAAGATACTGCTACTGGAGCTAGCAAAGTAATAGTAAAAGATGATAATTTTAATCCTCCAAATGATTTACTAGAAGAAAGATTTGGTAAAATATCTAAACAAATTGAAGTTCTATATGAAGGAGCTTTGGTTTTAGGAACTAAAAAATTATTAAAATGGAGCATGGCTAAAAACATGATGAGACCTAAAAGTGATTACACTAAGGTTAAAATGAATTACCAAATAGTTGCTCCAAGAATGTATAAAGGTAAAATTGAATCCTTAGTTAGTAGGATAACTACTTTTGCTGATATGATTCAAATAACACATTTAAAACTTCAACAAGTAATTTCGCGAATGGTACCTGACGGCATATATTTAGATGCTGACGGCTTAGCCGAAATAGATCTTGGAAATGGTACTAACTATAATCCTCAAGAGGCTTTGAACATGTTTTTTCAAACAGGTTCTATTATAGGTAGATCATTCACGTCTGATGGAGATATGAATCCAGGAAAAATTCCTATACAGGAAATTCAATCTGGTAGTGGTGGCGCTAAGATGCAATCACTTATTCAAACGTACAACTATTATCTACAAATGATAAGAGACGTAACCGGGCTTAACGAAGCTAGGGATGCTAGCACACCTGACGCGAAAGCTCTTGTTGGTATACAAAAAATGGCAGCTGCAAATAGTAATACAGCTACAAGACATATATTACAAGCTGGATTATTTTTAACAGCTGAATTATGTGAATGTTTATCTTTAAGAATATCTGATATTATTGAATATTCACCAACTAAAGAAGCATTTATTCAGAAAATAGGTAATCACAATGTTGCGACATTAAAAGAAATGTCTGATTTACATTTATATGATTTTGGTATATTTTTAGAATTATCACCAGATGAAGAAGAAAAACAAATGTTAGAAAATAACATTCAAGTTGCTTTATCTAAAGAAGGTATATTTTTAGAAGATGCAATTGACATTAGAGAAATAAAAAATGTAAAATTAGCTAATCAGTTATTAAAAGTTAGACGTAAGAAAAAACAAGAAACTGATCAAGCTATGCAACAACAAAATATTCAAGCTCAATCTCAAGCTAATGCTCAGGCTCAACAAGCTACAGCGCAAGCAGAGGTTCAGAAGCAACAAGCTTTAACTCAAAGCCAAATGCAGCTTGAACAAGGTAAGGCTCAGATAGAAATTCAGAGAATGGCTCAAGAAGCTAAACTTAAAAGAGAGCTAATGAATCATGAGTTTCAGTTAAATATGCAATTGAAACAAATGGAGCTTGGAGCTCAAACACAAAAAGAAAATTTGAAAGAAGATAGAAAGGACTCTAGAACAAAAATGCAAGCGTCCCAACAATCTGAATTAATAGATCAAAGAGAGCGAGGTTCTAAACCAAAAAACTTTGAATCATCTGGAAATGATACAATGGGTGGTGGATTTGGAATGAATGCTTTTGATCCTAGATAAATTTGTTTAATTTTATAATATTATATTATGGCACGAAAAAAGAAGGCTGCTGACGTTAAAATTGAAAACGTAACAACAGCAAAACTGGTTGATGAACAACCAAAAGTAAATGAACAACCTGACAATAAAATACCTGAACCAAAGGTTGAGGAAAAAAAGGTTGAAGAAAAAGTATCAAAAAAAGAAACCGCTAATGAGGTTAAAGACGATGGTACGATAAAAGTTGATTTAGATAAATGGGCTAAACTTAATTCTAAAGAAGAACCAAAAGAAGAACCTGTACAAGAGGTTACTCCTGAAGAAAAAACAGAGGTAGAAGATACACCTGTTGTTGAGGAGATTACTGAAATAGAGGTTGAAGAAAAAGTTGAAGAAGTAAAGGAAGAGGTTGTTGAAGCAATTAAAGAATCTAAAGAAACTGGAGTTAAAATACCTGAAAACATACAGAAAGTAGTTGATTTCTTAGAAGAAACCGGTGGTACTTTAGAAGATTATGTCTCTTTAAATAAAGATTACACTAAAATGAGTGATACTGATTTATTGAGTGAATACTTTAAAAATACAAAACCTCACTTAAACGATGAAGAAAGAGTTTTCGTTATGGAAGATTTATATTCATATGATGAAGAGGTTGATGATCCAAAAGATATTAAAAGAAAAAAGTTGGCATTAAAAGAGCAAGTTGCGAATGCCAAAAGCCACTTAGACGGGCTAAAGTCTAAATATTACAATGAAGTCAAAGCTGGTTCAAGATTAAATCCTGAACAACAAAAAGCTGTAGACTTTTTTAATCGTTACGAACAGAATACTAAAGTCGCTGAAGAAAATCTAGAAGTTTTTCAAGAAAAAACAAATCAAGTTTTCAATGACAAATTCAAAGGTTTTGAATATAACGTCGGAGAAAAAAGATTTAGATTAAACATTGGTGATGCTGATAAGATTAAAAATACCCAATCAGATATTAATAATTTTGTGAATAAATTTACTAATAAAGATACTCATCAAATTACTAATGCTAAAGGTTATCATAAATCTTTGTTTACAGCTATGAATCCTGATTTAGTTGCAAATCATTTTTATCAACAAGGCAAGGCTGACGCTATCAAGGATAGTATGGCTAAAGCAAAAAACGTTGATATGTCACCTAGACAACAACACGGTGAAACCGTTGAGGCTGGTGGTATGAAAGTAAGAGCTATATCTGGAAACAACTCTAGTGATTTTAAAGTAAAGATTGGCAGAAATGCAAATAAAATAAGTTAAACATTTAAAAATTAAAAATTATGCCTTTTATTAATCCCGCTCAAGGTGCTGAATTACAGCACTTGACACCTCGCCCAACACAATCGTTGTGGGGAGACAATTATTTGAGCTTCGATTCTGCATCAGGTGGTGGTACATTCGCACAACAATTTTTACCAGAAATTTATGAAAAGGAAGTAGAAAGATATGGAAAAAGAACCGTATCTGGCTTTCTTAAAATGGTAGGAGCTGAAATGCCTCTTGCTTCTGATCAAGTTATTTGGTCTGAACAAGGAAGATTACACATCGCTTATGATTCATTACAATCTGGAGCTAACTCTGTACAAGTCGCAGTAGCTGCTGATAATACAATTACATTACCTGCTGGCCACTTAGTACAACAATTTGATACAGTTATCATTGTAAACAATGAATCAGCTAGATTAGGTAATACAATAAAATGTAGAGTATCTGCTATTACAAATACAGGAGCTACAGTTTTACCTTATTCAACTAATGATTTAGCTGATGGTGCTTTGTTTGCTAATCTTGATGACATCAAAGTATTCGTTTATGGTAATGAATATCCAAAAGGTTCTTCAGGAATCGTTGGTAGCATCGACGCTGGGTTTACTCAGTTTAGCAACAGACCAATCATCTTAAGAGACAGATACCAAGTTAATGGTTCTGACACTGCACAGATCGGTTGGGTTGAAGTTACAACTGAAAACGGAGCTTCTGGTTACTTATGGTACATGAAGTCTGAACACGAAGCTAGATTAAGATTTGAAGACTACTTAGAAATGTCTATGATAGAAGCTGAACCAGTAGCTACTGGCTCTGCGATCACTGGCGTTCAAGGTACTGAAGGTCTTTTCGCAGCTATTGACTCAAGAGGTTTAGTATTTACTGGAACTGATTTTGATGTACAAACTAACTATAGCGCCGCTGGTGTTTCAGGTGGTACGTACATTGCAAATGCTGGTTTAAGTGAGTTTGATACTATTCTTAATGAATTAGACAAGCAAGGTGCTATTGAAGAGAACATGATGTTCTTAGATAGAAACACTGCTTTAGAAATTGATAACATGTTAGCGTCTGTAAATTCACACGTTGCTGGTGGTGCTTCTTATGGAGTATTCAACAACGCAGAAGATATGGCGTTAAATTTAGGTTTCTCTGGTTTCAGAAGAGGTTCTTATGACTTCTACAAATCTGACTGGAAATACTTAAATGATTCGACAACTAGAGGTAACTTGTCTGATATTCAAGGTATGTTAGTACCTGCTGGTACATCTACTGTATACGATCAGTCTATGGGTAAAAATATCTCTAGACCGTTCTTACACGTTAGATACAGAGCTTCTGAAGCTGATGATAGAAAAATGAAATCATGGATCACTGGATCTGTTGGTGGAAACTATACGTCTGACGCTGATGAAATGGTAGTTAACTTCTTATCTGAAAGATGTTTATGCGTTCAAGCAGCAAACAACTTCGTATTATTTAAGAGCTAATTGCTAACAATTATTATATAAAGTTGAGAGGGCGGTATACGTATCGCCCCTCCTCTTTATTTTTTTTAAACTTATATTATATTATATTATGAAACAATACACACACAAGCTATACGAGTTGGTGGGCTCAAAGCAACCTATTATTAATAGAATCCCATCTAGACACACAAGAAAAAATCCTTTAATGGTATTTGATGAAGAAAAAGGTCATCAAAGAGAGTTAAGGTATGCTACTAATCAAAAATCACCATATGTAGATGAGCAAAGTGGACCAGCAACTTTAGGTCACATTGCTTTTAGAAATGGAAAACTATTTGTAGAAGCTCAAAATCAAAACTTGCAAAAGTTTTTAGCTCTTCACCCTTTAAATGGTAAATTGTTTAAAGAGCATAATAAAGTTGAAATTGCTCAAGACGAACTAGCTTATTTAGAGTTTAAAGTTGACGCTTTAACATTTGCTAAAGATATGGAAACTGAACATGCTGAAGCTGTTTTAAGAGTTGAGCTTGGTAGTGAAGTTAGTAAAATGACAACTAAAGAAATTAGAAGAGATCTTTTAGTTATGGCTGAAAGAAATCCTAAGATGTTTTTAGATTTAGCTGCAGATGATAATATCATGTTAAGAAACTTTGGTATTAAAGCTACTGAAGCTAAAATCATAGAGCTTTCACAAGATCAAAGAGTTTTCAAATGGGCATCAAATGGTAGAAAACTATTTGAAGTACCAATGGAAGAGCACCCATACTCAGCATTAGCTGCTTGGTTTAAAACCGATGAAGGTATGGCTGTATTTCAGAATATTGAAAAAAGAATAAATTAAAATCACTTTATAGAGGTAGTCATCTCTATAGGTGACTACTTACTATAAATAAATAAACTATGGTCAATATAGATACGGTATATCAAAGAGTATTAGCTATTTCAAATAAAGAGCAGAGGGGTTACATAACACCTCAAGAGTTCAATATATTTGCTAATCAAGCACAAATGGATATATTTGAGCAATACTTTTACGATATAAATGCTTTTCAAAAATTACAAAGCATTAATGAAACAATTCACGCAGATGCTGTAGATATAATACAAGAAAAAATTGATCACTTTGAAAAATTTAGAGCTACTGTAGACATGAGTAACGGCGCGGGTGTAGGTATACTACCTGACTATTACCGCATGGGAGCTTTATACTATAAGAAATTAGGACAATACTACGAAATAGAAAACGTAGAACAAAACGAACACCACACTTATTTAAGATCACCTTTAACTAATCCTACGGCTACTAGGCCTATATATGTTAGATATTCTAATGCAGGTGATAATCAACAAAACAGGGAAAGAAGAATACAAGTATACCCTATAACAATCACATCAAATGTTTTCTGCAATTTCATTGCAAGACCTACTACAGTTAGATGGGGTTATACTATTGTTAATGATAAACCCTTATATAATGCTAGCGCAAGTTATACACAACATTTTGATTTACATCAATCAGAGGAAACTGACTTAATAGTTAAAATACTATCAATAGCTGGTGTTACTATAAAAGATCCTATGTTAAACCAATATGGTACAACTGAGGACATGAAAAACTCACAACAAGAAAAACAATAAAATATGCCATTATTTAATATAACACAACAACAATATTACGACAATAGTCAGATTTTAGTTAGTAATGGTAACCCGGCATTACCGCCTTTAACATTTAGTCCATTACCTACAGCAGAGGCTCAAATAGCCGTATTTGTTGGTGGTAACGAAATAGCGGCTAACTTATATGCTTACAATGCTTCTAATGGTGTTATAACTATGAACTCAGCTTTATCTAATGGTACTCAAGTTACTGTTAGACAAGTTGCTGATCAAAATGAACAATTAGGTAACTATCAATATGTAAGCATAGACGATTTATTAGCTAATTTTCAAGTTGGGTATGTTGGTGAGAATAAAATTATAAACAAAGTAAAGGTTCCAGATATTTCTTTTCATATACAAAGAGCTATAGCTGAGTTTAGCTATGACACTTTAAGATCTGAAAAAACTCAAGAAATTGAAATACCTCCATCTTTAAACATGAGATTACCACATGACTATGTTAACTATGTTAAGTTAACTTGGAAAGACAATGCTGGTATTGAAAGAGTTTTATATCCAGCTAGAAAAACTAGTAATCCTACAGCTATATTACAAGATGGTGATTACGATTATACCTTTAATGAAGATCAAACTTTATTAAAAGCATTTGATTCAAATACATGGACTGATTTTAGAAACTCAGACCAACCAGCTAATACAGTTGAAAATGTTAGTGGTCCTGATGTTGATGCTACTTTAGCTGAAGGTAGAAGATTTGGTTTAACACCTGAGAACGCTCAGTTCAATGGGTTATACTTTATAGATAACACTAGAGGTTATATTTACTTTAGTTCAGGTATAAGTGGTAAGACGGTAACTTTAAAATACATAAGTGATAGTTTAGGTACTGAAGAAGAAATAAGAGTACATAAGTTTGCTGAAGAGGCTATATATAAATGGGTTGCCCACGCTATATTAGCATCTAAAGCAAATGTACCAGAATATTTAGTAGCTAGATTTAAAAAAGAAAGATTTGCAGCAATAAGACAAGCTAAATTAAGATTATCTAACTTAAAGATAGAAGAACTTAATTTGATAATGAAAAACAAATCAAAAACTATAAAACACTAAAATGCCAGAAATAAAAAGACAATTTGGTGGAGGTGCTATGAACAAGGACCTCGACGAAAGATTAGTTCCTAGCGATCAGTATAGAGATGCATTAAATATACAAGTTGCTTCTTCTGAAGGTAGCGACATGGGTACTGTCCAAAATGTTTTAGGTAATAGAGTTCCTTATGCTTCAGAGTTATCTAACTTAGGTAGTAACGCAATATGTATTGGCTCTTATATAGATACCAAGACAGATAAAATATATTGGTTTATTGGTAGTGATACTAAATCATTGATATTAGAGTTTAATCAAAAAACAAGTTTAGTGTCACCTATTCTAGTTGATACAACTGGAGTTTTGAACTTTAACTCAACTTATTTAATTACTGGTATAAATATAATAGATAATTTATTATTCTGGACAGACAATCAAACAGAGCCAAAAAAAATAAACATAGATGATTGGAGAGGGTATAATAACTCTAACTCTAATTACACACACACGCAGGTAAGTGGTTCAAATTTTATAGAAGATCATATAACTATGATCAAAAAAGCACCTATAAAACCACCATCTTTAACAATGGCCCCATCGAAAAGAACAGGTATTGTTGAAACCACATTGCTACAAAAATCATTTACATCAACAACTTCACCTTTTGAGCCAGTAGATACTGGAGATTATGGTAACGTTACATTTTCAACAGCACCTAACTTTCAAGTTGGAGATAAACTTAGAGCAACTTTGTTAGATGAATCTAACGATGAAGAAGCTATACTAAGTGTTACGCAAGTTATAAGCTCAACTGTATTTAAGTTAAACTTAGATGTTGTTGCTGAAGACATCGATGAAGGAAACCAAAATTGGAAAATTGTTTTAATGGAAGAAAAAGCAATGTTTGAATTTAAGTTTCCTAAATTTGCTTATAGATATAAATACAAAGATGGTGAATACTCTGCTATAGGACCTTATACTCCAGTTGCTTTTCTACCAAGTGACTTTGATTATGCACCTAAAAAAGGTTATAATTTAGGTATGGTAAACACGTTGAGGTCTTTAAAAATAGGTGGTTTCACAGAATCAATACCACCTGGAGTTATTGAAGTAGACATACTATATAAAGAAAACTCAAATCAAAATATATATACAATACAAAGTATAAAAACATCAGATCCAGAATATACAGCTGGTACTAATGGTGAAGTTGAAATAACATCTGAAACTGTTTATAAAGTGTTACCATCATTACAAGCTTTAAGACCTTGGGACAACGTTCCTATTAAAGCTAAAGCGCAGGCTATGTCAGCTAATAGAATAATGTACGGTAATTACGTTGAAAACTTTAACATGAAAGACACTGAAAACAATGATATAAGTGTTAAGTTTAATGTGTCTATTATACAAAATCCATCAACACCTGCTCTAGCAAAAGAACCTAAACCTTCTTTAAAATCGCTTAGAACATATCAAGTTGGTGTAGTGTATAGAGATAAGTACGGAAGAGAAACACCTGTATTTACAGATCCTTCAGGTTCATTTATATTAGATAAGTCAGCATCTATAAATTACAATGTTCTTAGGGTAAAAATTATTAGTAGCATACCTAGCTGGGCTGAGTCTTACAAGTATTTTATTAAAGAATCTTCTGATGAATACTACAACTTAGCGATGGATAGACATTATCCAGCTGAAGATGGTAACGTTTGGATAGCTTTTCCTTCATCAGAAAGAAACAAGGTAACGGATGAAACCTTTTTAGTTTTAAAGAAAAAACACAACAGTGATGTTTTTGTTGAAGACGAAGCTAGATATAAAATAATAGCTATTGAAAACGAGGCACCTGAGTTTTTAAAACAAGACAAGGTTAGTAAAGGAGTATTGTCAGCATCTACAAGTGGTAGTAGTGGTAATATCTTTTATCTAAATGATGGGTATCCTCAAAAAGACTATATGCATGTACATGTGTTAAAAACAAAATGGACTAAAGTTTTCGGTGGAGCTGATTCAGGTAACTTAACACAAACACCTGTTCACACGTTATCAGATTTAGTTATGAGAGTTATAGGTAACGGTAATCAAAGTAAATACTATAATGTTGCAAATATACAGTATTTTGATACAGGTAGTGATAATACTAGATATTTTAGAGTTGAAATAGAAGATAAATTCGATGAAAGTGATATATCTTTTACTGGAGATTATAACCAAAGTGATTCAAGTTTATCATTAGAAATAGCACAAAAAACAACAAAAACAGAACCAGAATTTACTGGTAGATTTTTTGCTAAGATACAAAGAGATGGTGTTTTAGAGTCAGCTATATTAAGCCAAGAAAACGTAGATGATTGGAAAGTAAATGCTAGTACAAATATATATGCTTTAAGTGGTAAAACAGCTAGTAAAAACTATTGGCAAAATACTACTAAGGGTAGTTACCCAGGTAGTGACGCACACGCAAGATCAGCAGAGTGGTTTATATGTAGAAATAATTATTACAGATATGCTGACGCTGGTGGTAATTATCAAACAGGAAATAATAAATATAGAGGTAGATTAGCTTCTGCTAGTTTAGCTAAATCAACTCAAGGTTTTGGAGCAAGAGCTGGTAATAGCTTTATGGAAGTTGCTTATCATTGGTTTGGTGGTGAAGATAGAGATGCTTGGAGAAATGGAGAACCTCTCTGGTATAATTTTGAATACGAACATAAACCTCAATACAAAAAAATAGTTGATTCATTACAGCAAATGAATATGAAGTTTAGATTTAGCGATGATCCAGATGGAACTGTTTATACTATAAAAGCGTATCGAAGATCTCATATAGTAACTTATGATAGAGGTACTGGTAGAAGAGGTAAATTTAGTAGTGAAAGAGTGATAAAATGGACTTTAAAACTAGATAAAGCTATAGTATGGGCGCCTGAAGACAACGGTAAAACAAGTAAATCAGCTGCTACAACAATTGAATTTTTAGATGTATATGCTAGTGGTGATGAAAAAGGTTTTACAAGTGATAACCCAGCGATATTTGAAACGGAACCTAAAGAAATGGTTGATTTAAATCTATACTATGAGGCTAGTCAAGCATATAATAAATCTCTACACGGTAATGACCAAACATTAGACTATTCTAATTGTTTTAGTTTTGCTAACGGTGTTGAATCTGATAGAATAAGAGATGATTTTAATGCTTCTAAAATGGGTAAAGGTGTTAAAGCTTCTACAGTTTTAGATACGCCTTATGAAGAAGAACGTAAATCAAACCAGGTTATATTCTCTGGTATATATAATTCAGTTAGTGGTATAAACAACACTAATCAATTTATACAAGCTGATCAAATAACAAAATCATTAAACCCTGTTTATGGTCCAATACAATTAATGAGACATAGACATGGTGGTTTAGATGTATTGTGTCAAGATAAATGTTTTAAACTACCTACAAATAAAGATATACTATTCACTGGTGATGGTAGTAAACAAGTAACTGTTTCTTCTAAAGTATTAGGAACCGCTGTCCCTTATACTGGTGAGTTTGGTATAAGTGAGCAACCGGAATCATATACTACTTATGGTTATAGAGCTTACTTTGCAGACAAAGCCAGAGGTGTTGTTTTAAGGTTGTCTAATGATGGTTTAGAACCTATATCACGTTATGGTATGGAAAGATACTTTAAAGACAATCTATCACTCGCTACAACCATAATAGGTAGTTACGATGAGAATAAAAAAGAATACAACATAACATTTAATAACGATACTCTTTCATTTAAAGAAAACAACAATGGTTGGGTTAGTAGAAAAAGTTTTTTACAGGAAGATGGTGTTACTTTAAATAATAAGTATTATACATTTAAAAATGGTGATCTTTGGATTCATGACAATGAAACTAGAAACACTTTTTATGACACTAACTATAGATATAATAGTTCTAGTACTAGTAATTTTGAACCATCAAAGGTTAAATTTATATTTAATGATGCACCTGGTTCTGTTAAATCATTTAAAACATTGAACTACGAAGGTAGTAAGGCTAGAATATTTCAAGACAATAGTGGTAACGCTGATACTGATAACAATTTTTATAATAAAAATAATGTTTCTGGTTGGTGGACTAACTCTATTGAATCAGATAAACAAAGTGGTCAAATATTAAGCTACGAAGAAAAAGAAGGTAAGTGGTTTAACTATATACAAGGAACACAATCTACATTATCTAACCTAGATACTAGTGAATTTTCTGTTCAAGGTATTGGATTAGCTGGCACTTCTGTTACCGCTAGTAGTGATTACTCATACAAAGTAACAATAACAGTAAACGAAAACAACGACTAATGGCACTAATTAACTGTACAATAAATTCCACATCTGTTGAGGTTACACCATCACAAGCTTTAGGATCTGGCGTTGCTAACCAAGTGTTAACTATAACAGCTAATGCTGGTTTTAGAGTTGCTGCCGCTGATTTACTCAAAATACAGATTTAACAGCTGCTCCTTTTGTTAATCAAATTAACAATATAACGTTAGCAAACAGTGGCGTGGCTTACACTGAAGCCAATAAAGTAATTGTAACAGTAGATCTTAAAGATACATTTAATCCAGGAACTAACAATCATACTTTTACTATAGATATTGATGGAGCTGCTGTTTCGGAAAAAGAAATACCTAAAACATTAAGTGGTACTTTTAATGTAACACTTACAAATGCTACAACAGCAGCATCTAACGTTGCTTATACTGGATCTGCTTCACCAGGAACTACTGTTGATTTATTTACAAGAACAGTAACAGCCGCTTCTGGTAATTACTTTAGGGTAGAGCCTAGTTACGTTATTAGTTCTGGTAATGAAAATAATTATATAATCACAACATCTACAACATCTAACTCAGATGGTCTCGTTGTGACTAAAACTTTTAACGTTGATGGTATAATACCAACCCAAAACGATACATCAGATGTTATAACAATATCTGGAGCTGCTGAAGCTGTGCCAGTAGCTTTAAATAGAATAAATAGTTACAGTATAGACACACTAGACGCACCTTATAGTTTAACAAAAAGAGGTTTAACTGTATATGGTGATGTCGGCGCTAAATTTGAAGTTAGTATAGTTAGAAGTGGTGATAGTCATACCTATGATTTTTCAGCTGCAGACTTTACTAGTTCCAGTACTGATTCAGGTACATTAACAATAGCTAGTAATGGTCAACATGCTCAATTAATAACTTTACCAGTTGTTCTAGCTGATGTTACTTATACATTTACGATAACCGAAAAATCTCCAACGGCTGATAATATAACACAAACAAATCCTTTTACTATAAATAGAAGAGGTTTTAAAAGTGTAACAGTAAATGCAACATCAACAAGTAGAGGTACTTTTCAAAGTTGTACTAAAACATATAGTAATTATGCTGGCACAGCTATAACACCAACTGTAAGTGGTCCAATATATGGGCAGGCAAACGGTATAAATTCAGGTGATACGAATTCTGAGTTTAACTTTAATATAGTCGTAGATGATGATCAGGCATTTGTTTTTAGCAGTAATGCTTTATCTAACTCAATAACACTAAACGATGCTCATTGGTCTATAACACCTAGCAACGGTAAAGCTGATTTAGGAACCGGTACTGTTACAGCAACAAGATCTGCTGACGCAGGTGGTAATACTAATCAACTATTAACAATAGTAGGAAGTGATTGGTATAACTACCAGCATGGTACTAGCAATACTGTTATAAATTTTAACATAGATAACTTCTGTGTAGCTGCTGGTGGTGGTGGAAACCCAGGTAGCGGTAATGTTCTTTCTATTGGTTCCACTCAATTTCAAGATGTAACTGGAGGCTTGTCTGCAATATTATATCCTAGTGGTTATATACAACAAGTGGCTGGTAGAGCATCAGGTTCTACAACTGTAACGTACACTTTAGCTGGTATCAATTTACAAGGTAATGATTTTCCAGCTTACGTTGATACGGTTGGTGACGTAACGGTTACTGCTGGTAACTACAGTAATACAACAACTAAATTTAATAGTGCTACTTATGGTACTAGTATATCTAGTTTTGCCGTAAATAATCAGGGTACAAGTAGTAGATCTTTGTTTATGGATGTAACAGTGACAATAACAAGTTTTAGCCCAGCTGTAGCGTCGGGTGATAACATTAATTTAAAAGTAATGATTGCTTTTGCTAACGACGGAGCTAATCCATAAAATAAATAAATATGCCAAGTGTAACTTTAGATTTTAGTATACAAATTAACGAATCAGTTCAGATAGGTGATACGCTTTACTATGCTAACACCCAAGACGAAGCTTTACAGAACGGTGAGGATCAAGCTTTTAGTAATACCATAGTTGAGATAGGTGTTATTACAGCTATAAACTATGTAACTGGAGTTATAACAGCTAACATATCAAACTCTACAGCACTACCTACAACTAGTAGCTTTATATTGTTTGGTAAAGATAATAGAGTAAATATGACAAGCCTACTTGGTTACTATGCCGAAGTTGAGTTTAGTAACAATTCTGTAGACAAAGCTGAGTTATTTAGCGTAGGTTCTGAAATATTTGAAAGTAGTAAATAATGTGTAATTATAAAGATAATAAAAATATAGAATAATGAATAATAAATCCCCATTAAAAATGATTCCTTTTGGAGCGGTTACCGCAGGTATACAGGGTTTAACCGGTATAGCTAGTGGAATAATAGGAAGCAAGAAAAGAAAAAGAGAAGAGGCGAAAGCTCAACAAGGTTACAATAGATTAAAACATCAATATGAAAATATGGATACATCTAATCCATATGCTAATATGGAAAACATGTATGAAGATGCTACTGTGAACACGCAAGAAGCTGATATGATTGCACAACAACAAAACCAAGGTATGGCAAATACTATGGATCAGTTTTCTCAATCAGCTGGTGGTTCTGGTATAGCTGCTTTAGCACAAGCTATGGCAGGTCAACAATCACAAAATGCACAGCAAGCTGCTTCTAGTATCGGAGCACAAGAGCAACAGTTACAACAAGCTGAAAGGGGTGAAGCTAGTAGGTTGCAAGGAAAAAATATAGAAGGAAATATAATGCAAAGAGAAGCTGAATTTAGTAAGCTTCAATCTAACATGCAAATGGCACAGGATAGATTAGGTGCAGCTAAACAAGCTAGAAGAGACGCAACATCATCTATGATGAGCGGTATCTCTGGTACAGTTAGTGGCGCTGGACAAGCTGGTCTTTTAAAAGGTATAGGTATATAAATTAAATAATTATGAAAGATTCACCATTAGATTACGGTTCAGGTTTCAGTAGAGATATTAGAGGAAAAAAACCACACGAATATAGTGCTATGGACTGGGCTTCTACTATAGACCCTAATATGGCTTATCAAAGATCATATCATAGAGGTAGTAGAGGTATGGGTCATCAAAACTCTGTTACAGCTGTTAAAAATGATTATGAAAATAAACTTAAACAATACTTAAGTAAATTACCACCTGATCCAGATTTTGGCGGTATACCTGATAAGTATCAACCAAAAATAACTGAATACCTACAAGAGCAAAAAAGAAAATATGTTAATGCTGCAAACGAGGTTGATGAGTACGAGGTTGGTAGCAAAGAATATATGGATAGAGTTGCTAACATGAATCAAATTTCTAACTCATTTAAAACTTTACAAAACCAATTTAATGCTTATGGTGAAAGTAAAGGAGATATAATAGAGTCTATTGAAAATGGAACAACATCTTTATATGGTGAAAACCAAAAAAATGTTAATTTTTTAAGAGGTGTTTATAATGAAGAGTTTGATTTAGATATTAACGAAGATGGTAACATAGCTTTTGTTGGTGAGGATGGAGCTGTTAACTATAATGATTTACCTGGTTATGAACCTAAGGATTTTACAACTGCTCAAAGTATGATGGATATGGGTGTTAACGTTTATAAATCTGGTAAAGCATTACAACCAGGCGGAATAATGTTTAATCAATATAAAAACCAGTTAAGAAGACAATTAGATGAAGGTGGTGAGTCTAGAATAATGTCTGTTATACATGATGGTTTGGTTGGTGATACGCCTATGATAGAAGATCCAGTTATAAAACAAGCTTATGATGCTTATCAAAATGGTGAAGCTACTATAGAAGATCTTAGAAACACTGTTGTTGACAACTACATGAAAGTTATGGTTAAACAATCAGAATACGGTGTTAATGTAAATCAAGTTAAACCTAGTAAAAACGATGCTAAATATACGGCTGATATTCAAATGATCGGTGGATCGTATATGGACGCTTTACAAAACGGAAATTTATCTAACTTCAATCACAGTTTACCAACAGGTTGGTCTGTTGATTGGGAAGATGAAGATGAGGGTATCATAAACATATACAAAGGTGATTACTCTGAATATACTTTAAACTTAAATGATCCTAAATCTCTATATACTTTTCTTAATATAAACAAAGTACCTAAGTACATGTGGCCTAATGTTGAGCAGCAAAAAGATCCAAATGATTTTGGCCCAAGTACAAATGAAAATCAAGGTGGGGCTTACGATAATTTATAAATAAATATAATATGCTAACAGGCACTAAAGGAACAAAGTTTGCTACGTTATATAATACGTTAGTGAATGATGGAAAATATACCAAAAGTTTTGAGGAATTTAACGACCAATTCGGTAGTGATGAAGGTTCTCAAAAACTATACGGTGCCTTAAACAATGAGGGCGCTTACTCTAAATCATATGATGAATTTAAATCTCAGTTTGAAGTCGGTCAGTTTGATAATAAAAAATTAAAAGCAATAATAGCAGCAACACCTAAAGATAGTAGTATTAAAGTAGAAGGTGATAAAGAAAACGAAGACAGTGATGGTAAGCTTACTGTCGCTGATAAAGAACAGTGGGGTATTGGAAACGTTTTTGCTGAAGATTTTGCTGATACACAGGAAAAAAACACTTGGTTAGAAGATATTGTGGGTAAAAATACTTTCACCGACGGTATTAGTGATGTTTGGAGAGCTATAAAATCTGGTTACCATGCTGGTACATCTGTTAATGAGTCTTGGGATCTTTATAAGGAAGGTAACAATATGACTGAAGAACAGCTTAGAGAACTTGTTGCAAGAGGTAGAGAAATGGAAAACGCTGGTCAAACAGACGAGCAGTTACTACATAGTAAAAGAATGGAAGTGTTAAAAGAAAAATACGGAGGAGTAGGAGCATTCATGCTTGGATGGGCAGAAAACCCATCAACAATGGCTCTTTACACTACCAATTCTTTAACACAAATGGCAGTTGCATTGTTTGATAGTGAAGAAGTTATTGGGACAGCTGCCGCTGGCTCAGGAGCTGGTGCCGCGGCTGGTGCTGGGGTTGGTGCTGGAGTTGGTGCGTTTGCTGGAGGTGTTGGTGCTGCGCCTGGAGCAGTTATTGGAGCTAAGATGGGAGCAATAGGTGGTTTCATGGGTGGTTTATCTGGCGCAATGGAAACTGGTATGACCACTTCTCAACTACTACAGGAGTCTGCTACAGAAGCTGGTTACGACTGGGGTTCTATGAACGATGAGCAAAGAATAAATTGGATCAAAGAAGTAACGAATGATAAAGAAAAGTTTGATGATATTAAAAGTAAGGCTCTTGCTAGAGGTATAACAATTGGTGCTATAGATGGTGTTACCGGCGCTATATCTATGGGAGCAGGTAGTGCTATTAGTAAAGCTGTATCGAAAACAGCTTACAGTGCATTTGCTAACAGAGCCGCTGTCGCTAGTGTTGCGGGTATAGAAACAGCTGGTGGTATGGCATCTGAATATTATGGACAAAAAGCTGCTGGTCAAGAATTTAATCTTGAAGAAATAATGATTGAAGGTTTCGCTGATAAAACTTTCACAGCGGTTCAAGTTGCTAAAACTGGTTTAAAAGAACCTAAGTATATGATTAATGGTCAAGCTAGAAATGGTAAAGAATTTCTTGAAGATCTAAAAATGATGGATGATGAAGCTTATGTTGGAGCTGATATAAAAATAGAAAATTCACCTGCTGTAGAGAAATTATTTAATAACAGGGTTGAAGATATTAATACTGATTTAGATCTTGATTCTAAAATATCAGGTGTAGAAGATAGAACTAGAGCAATTCAAATAGAAAGAGAATTATCTAAGTTAAATAAAAACAAATCACAGTCTGCTAAAAATCAAGCTTCAGTATTAAAACAAGAGCTTTCTGATATACAAGAAAAATACGCTTATTCTAACGCAGATGTTTCTATAGAAAATAGAAAACAAGCTATCTCTAGAGCTAGAGATAATAAATTTGAACAGTCTTTTAATAAAAACTTAAAACCTTATAAAAAAGCAGCACAAAAACAAGGTCGTGATATTAATGTATACGATACAACCGATGATTTTAATGAAGCGCAGGGTAATAAAATTTCCAATAAAGAGTTTGGTAAAGATTATAATCAGCTAGATGATTCTCAAAAGAGTCAAATAGATAGCATGAGGGTAGATGCTTTTTACGACCCAGGAGATGGTAATATATATATAGATAAACAAAGAGCTAAAGAAGTTGGATCTGTATCTCAAGCTGCTCATGAATTTTTGCATCCGGTAATGAATGCTTTAGTTGGTGATTCAGTTGCTCAAGGTAAACTTGTTAAAAGTTTTAAAAGTAAAATGACTTCAAAGCAACGTAAGTGGGTTCAATCAGAACTAGAGAATAGAGGTTACGATCCTAGTGAGTGGAGTACTGAATACTTTAATGTTTTTACTGATGGTATATTAAACGGTGATATAAACTATGATCAAACGTTTTTTGAACAAGCAAAAGATTATGTAGAAAAAATATTTAAAGGAGCAGGTTTTGACAATATAAGCTTTGAAGATGGTAGAGGTATGTATAACTTCATGAGAGAATATGCCGCTAATGGTTATAGCAAAAAAGCTGATCAAGCTATAAAAGCTGCAGAAAAGAAAACCGGTAGAAGTGTTAAAAACTCTAGAAGTAAAAAGCAACAAGATATTCAAACCTCAAGAAACCAACAAGCTGAAGACGTTAATAATATATACAAAAACAATCAAGATAAAACAACTGCTGGTTTTTTAATAGCTGAAAAATATAGAGGTATGGCTGAGGCTGTATTTGATAGATATATAAACGGTGGAAATGTAACTCAAGATCAAAGAACAGTAATGCTTCAAAACAAGGAAGATATTATTTCTATGATGCTTTATGATAAGATACCTAATCAAAAAGCTGATTCAAAAGCTAGAAACGTTTTAGGATTAGTTCTTGATTTTGATGCTGTTAAAAACGAGTATGGATTAGATGGTGTTGCTGGTTATATAAATAAATATTTTTCATCTAGAGCATTAGAGGTATTTGCTTATTATGTACCTGATGCTAACATGGACACTATATATAATGAAGATGGATCAGTTAAAAGATACATTGATGGTAAGGTTGCTGGAACGCTAACAACAGAAACAACACAAGACACTGTTGGTAGAGTTAAAAGAAGTTTTACGGAACTTGAAACAACTGATGAGGCCGCTATAGATGAAGCTGTTGGTACTATAATTGCTGAGAAAGTTATTAAAATGATAAAGCTTGGAACTTATAAAGCAACAGATATACATGCTGAGTTGGATAAGCTATTAAATTCTGAAATAAGAAAGGCTATAACATCTTTAATGGGTAATATTAAAAATGTTAAAGGAGAAATATTGGTTAGCCAAGAGTATAAAGACTGGTTAGATGCTAATTATGATATTATAGTAAATTCACTAGAGCTAGATGTTATAAAGAAAAAATACGGTAAACTATTTCAAATAGAAGAAATTGGTAAAGTAGATAAGAAAAATTTAAAGAAAGACAATCCAAACCTTAAAAAAGATAGTAATTATAGAATATCTAAGTTTAAAATAAAAAGACCTACTAGAAGTGCTTTTATTAAGTTTTTTACAGAAGGTGGTTACACGACGTTATTAGCATGACAAAAATCATTAGCAATGGAAATAGCTAGTGAATTAACTAGAGACGAGGTAAACAAATTAGCTAATTCATCTCCGTTTATAAACGAGTTAATTGAAATATCTAAAATGAGTAACAAGCAAGTATCAGAGCTCATACTAGAAAATGAATTTAAATCTTTAGCAGAAGGATTAAATAGAGCTAAAGTTGTTACAGATACAAACACGTTTGACAACCTACAGTTTAGTAAAAAGCTAAGCAGAGATAATAAACTATCGCTGTTGAAATCTATGCCAGCTATAATAAAACATGTTAATGAAAATGGTTTAGGTTTAAGAACATTAAAAACTTTTTTGAAAAAAGAATTAGGTTGGTCACAGCCACAGATAACAGCTCTTTCTAAAAAAATAAAAGACGCAATAGAAAAATTTCATAAAGTAGAAAATGTTGAAACAATTGATAAAGCAAATATTAATGAGTTTATAGTTGATGAAGTTTTTAAAGAAAACGATGGTATATTAAATATATTAAAAGAATTTGTTGGTGAAACTTCAACACCTTATGGTATTATACAGAAAATAGGTAATTTAAACTGGAAAGGTTTGTTTAGAATAGATAAGTTTAGAGAAAGATCTAGAGAGACAGACATAGCTTATGCAGAGAAGATTATATTAAAAAAAGGAAAAGCTACAGAAGCTGGTTTACTTAAAGTTTTAAAGTGGTTAACAAAACACACAACCACAGCCGGTCAAAATAGTTTTATAAAAAGAAAGCAAGTTTTTGCTGGTAATCCTGACTTTATAAATAGGTTGAACGAAATAGATGGTGTAAACATTGTTACTAAGTGGAGCAAAGAAGATGCTAATGGTGTTAGAAAAATGTCTATTGATTTTGATAAATCAAGATTAAATGGTGAACCTTTATCAAAAACTACATATAATAAAGATGGATCAGTTAAAAAAGAAGGTTTTAAAAAATTATTAGAAGCAAAACCTCAAAGTGCTAAAGATTCAAAAGGAAACGTAAGTAGAGATACTTTTTACAAAGACTTTAAAAAGAGAAAAGCTGAGTCTCAAGAAGCTTGGGATACGCTTATAGGGTATTTAGATTTTATGTACAAGCAGGTTAAAGATCCTAAAGTAGATTTCAGCGTGTTAGACTTTACTGGAAAACTAATAAGCTTAAATAGTAACATGAGTACAATGTTGCGATCAGCTGCAAACGTTCAATATTATTTTGTTCAACCAGATGGTAAGCCTTTTACTGGAACATTAGTTTATGAGCATCTTATACCAGCTTCCTTCATAGTTAGTAAATTAGCTCAACATTACGCGCAAAAACTAGCTGGTTTAGAAGGTTTAGATTTAAATAAATTACATAGTAAATATAAGGTAGCAATAATACCTAAAATAATGGATGACAGCGTGGGTATACTTAGAAAATCTAGAATGAGTGCTGCTTGGGATTTTATGACAGATAGTGAATTAGATAGATATTTTGATGATGTAACTAGAGGTATGAGGAATATTTTTGCTGTTGAAAACTTAGAAACAGGAGATATAATTGGGCAAGATCATGCTGATATTTCTGACTTACAATATTCTAGAAAACAAATAAACACTATAAACAACTACAATAAGTTTATACAGTTTTCAAGAGTACCTGGTCCTAGAAAAGGTATTAGTGTTATTGATTTTGACGATACATTAGCTTTTAGCGATTCAATGATAATAGTTAAATGGAAAGATGGTAACCTTACAAAAATGACGCCAGCTGAGTTTGCTAAACAATCTGAAAATATAGCTGACATAGTAGAGTCTTTTGATTTTTCTGAGTTTAACAAAGTTAAAAACGGTAAAAAAGGACCTTTCTTTAATAGAGCTAAATCTTTAAAAGATAAATTTGGAAATAAAGATATTTTTATATTAACAGCTAGACCCCAAAAATCAGCGCCAGCAATAAGAGCTTTCTTAGCAGGTGTTGGTTTAGATATTAAATTAGAAAACATTGTTGGTTTAGAAGATGGTAGGCCAAAGGCAAAAGCAGATTGGATACTTAGTAAGGTAGCAGAAGGTTATAATGATTTTTTATTCGCAGATGATGCTATTAAAAATGTAAAAGCTGTTGCTGCTGTTTTAGATCAAGTCGATGTTAAGTCTGATGTTCAACAAGCTAGGGTAGAGTTTAGTAAAAACATGGGTAGAACCTTTGATGAAATATTAGAGGAAAACAAAGGTGTTAAAGCTGATGAGATATTTTCTGAAGCAAGAGCTAGAACAGAAGGTAAAAAGAAAAGATGGGAATTTTGGTTACCACCAGGCGCTGAGGATTTTAAAGGATTATTATATTATTTCTTAGGTAAAGGTAAAGTTGGTGAAAAACAAATGGACTTTTTTAATGAAACGTTGATAAAACCATTTGCTAGAGCTATGACTGAGCTAGCTAGAATTAAACAAGCTTACGCTAATAACTTTAAAGCTTTAAAGAAGAAATATCCTGACGTTAGAAAAAGGTTGTCTAAAAAATCTCCTTATGGTAATTTTAGCTTTGACGATGCTATTAGGGTTTATCTTTGGACAAAACTAGGTTACGAAATACCAGGTGTAAATAAACAAGATGTACAAGCTTTAGTTGATATAGTTGTTTCAGATCCTGATCTTAAAGCGTTTGCTGATGGTTTGGATTTAATATCAAAAGATAGAGGTTATCCTAAACCAGGTGAAAACTGGACAACAGGCAACACTGCACAAGATATGAAAGATCTTTCTGACAAAGTTTCAAGAAAAGAATTGCTAGCAGAGTGGATTAAAAATAAAAATGAAATATTTACAAAAGAAAGATTAAATAAAATAGAAGCTATATATGGTGAAAACTTTAGAAGTGCACTGGAAGATATTCTTTATAGAATGGAAAACGGTACAAACAGGGTTTATGGCAGTAAAAACAAATTAGTTAATGCATTTAGTAACTGGATAAATAATTCTGTTGGTGCTATTATGTTCTTCAATATGAGATCTGCGTTGTTACAGACAATATCTTTTGTAAACTTTATTAACTGGTCAGATAATAATCCAGCTAAATTTGGCGCGGCTATATTAAACACAAAGCAGTTTGCTAAAGATTTTGTAAGAATATTTAACTCTGATTTATTAAAACAAAGAAGATCTGGTTTAGGTTATGATATTAACGAGGCTGAAATCGCAGAAGCATTAGCGGGTTCTAGAAATGGACCAGCGGCATTATTAAGATACTTATTAAGAGTAGGTTTCACGCCTACACAAGTTGCGGATAGTTTTGCTATATCTTTAGGTGGCGCTACATTTTATAGAAATAGAATAAACACTTATTTAAAACAAGGATTATCAAGGGTAGATGCTGAGGCAAAAGCTTTTGAAGATTTTGCAACAACATCTGAAGAATCACAACAGTCTGCTAGACCTGATATGATTAGTCAGCAACAAGCTGGACCTTTAGGTAGGTTGATACTTGCGTTTCAAAATACACCTATGCAGTATATGAGACTAACTAAGAAAGCTTTTTTAGATATTAAGAATGGTAGAGGTGATCTTAGAACAAATGTATCTAAAATTATTTATTATACAGCGATACAAAATATAATATTTACAGCAATGCAGAGTGCTTTATTTGCGTTATTGTTTGCTAATGACGAAGAAGACGAAGAGATACTAGATAAAAAAGGTATGAGGGTTGCTAATAATATGACTGATACAATACTAAGAGGTGGTGGTATATATGGTGCAGTTGCTTCAACCGCTAAAAATATGATATTAAAATTTGTTGAACAAGAAAAGAAAGGCTTTAGAGCTGATCATGCTTATACAATGATTGAGATGGCAAACCTATCTCCACCTATTGGTAGTAAGTTAAGAAAAATATATTCAGCTACACAAACTTATAAATTTAATAGAGATGAAATAGCAGAAAGAGGTTTTCATATATCTAATCCAGCTTATCAAGCAATAGGTAATGTTGTGTCAGGTGTTACAAACGTTCCTCTAGACAGATTGTTTAATAAAATAAACAATTTACGAGCAGCATCTAATAATGAAAACGAGACTTGGCAAAGAATAGCTAACGTAATGGGTTGGAATACTTGGGACATAGGATCTAAGCTACCAGAAGACGTTGAAAATAGAAAAAGTAAACCAAGCAGGAAAAGAAAAAAGAAAGTAAAAAAGAAGAAAAAGAAGTAATTATAAAAAGATAAACCGACTTTACTATGAAAAAAATATTATTAATCTTAGCGTTGCTAATATCTAGCAATGCTCAATCGCAATTTGTTGAGAAATTATACAAAGACTTTCTAAAGTACGGCACATTTTATGCTGCTGGTAATGTAGAAAACGCTCAAGCGGTTCAACCAAACTATTTTATACGTACTAATCCAGAAGATTTTTACGGTATACCACAAGTAGAAGATAGAGCTGACTACCATCCATTTAACTATAGATATGGTCTAGGTATACGTAAGTTAGCTAGATTTGATTATGAAACTAAACCAGGAACTTTCTGGACAGGTAATCAACAAGTAGAAAAACAAATAGGTCTATCAGCACCTACATCAGCTGTTCAAGGTTTAGAATATTTATTACATTGGGAAAAAGAAAGATTCAACGGTAATGAGTTTACTAACAAGAGATTATTTGTAAGACATACTGGTGATTATCATATTGCTAAATTTGAAGCTAGAGAAACTGGTAAAATAGATTTTAAATATTTATCTGGTGAAATAAGAGCCAGGTTACCTATAGGTAAGAAGTTTAGTATATCTGCTGGAGCTATATACCGTACACATGAGCGTCCTTATGGTTACAACCCTGTAGAAATATGGTTAAACATGGAAGATGAAAATGGTGATGCAATGAATCCTTGGTATTCTTTAGGTTATGAATATGGTTACCAAGATATATACTATAGTCAAAACGATCAAGATGGTAATCAAACGTATGATTGGTACTGGATAAACTCACAAGGTGAAACTGTAGCTTATACTGATGCTGATTTTAGAGATAGAATAATGCCTGGTTTGTTAAATCGATATAACAAAGAAGCTTGGGCTGATCTTGATGCTTTTGCTGAGATTGCTCCAGTTGTTGGTGCAGACTTTTATCACTACAAAAATAACTTTTGGCTACACGCTTACGGTAGCTGGATATTACCTTATCATAAGTACGTACAAGGCAACGAAGATTTTAGCTATTTACACAGAAGCAGCTGGGGTAAAGGCGGACATAATAATTTATTAGATGGTGAGCAGTGGAGTGATTACCAAGCTGGTTTAGTGTTTGGTGTTAAAATTAGCAAATCAGTTGGTTTGTTTATAGAAGGTGAGTATACTAAATTTTGGGATACAGAGATGTTTAACTCCAACTTTGGAATTAATTACACTTTTAGATAATGGAAGAGTTATCAGAAAAGTCACAGGTAAAACTTGACATAAAAACATTAATAGGTATAATAATAGGTATTATATCTATAGCAGGTATATGGTTTGACTTAACAGCTAAGATAAGCACTATAGATAGTCAATTAGTCAGACTAGAATATAACCAAACCCTAAACGATGAGTTTAGAATAAAATGGCCCAGAGGAGAAATGGGTGCTTTGCCAGACGATGCTAAGCAAGATTTAAGAATTGAATATCTACAGAAAGATGTAGAAAAGCTTATAGAAATAATCGAAGAATTAAAAGAAAAGTAAAATGGCAAAAGAACTAGATGAAAATTATAAAATAGGTTTAGATATTGACGGTGATGGTAAACCAGACTTTGGGCTATCATTAAAAACAATAGGTGGTATAATATTTGCCATAATATCGTTAGCTGGTGTTTGGTTTAGTTTAAAGGCTGATATAGCTTTAGCTATGGAAATGCCCGAACCTACCATATCTAAAACAGAGTGGGAACTGAAAGATGAGTTAATACGTAATACTATTATGGATACTCAAGATGATGTAGAAATGATATTAGAAAAGCTAGATAAACTAGATGAGAGAATATACGAAATACAAAAAAACAACTAATGAAAAATATTTTAATTTTAATTTTAATACCATTTTTATCATTTAGTCAATCTGACGTGCCTGATGAATACTGGGTAAACGATAGTGATTTTGAAGAAAAAATAAACGAACACCATGCTTTTGGAGATGATGACAGTAAACCTGTTGTTATAGAGTTTTGGGCTAAGTTTAATGAAAAAAATTGTTTTGCTGAATGGGAACAATTAAAAGATGCAACTTATTATAGAGTTAATATAGCTGAAGCACCAGAAGCTAAAAA